AGTGTTATATCTAGAGGTATGTTAAACCAATAACACTTCCCGCCCTGTTTCTCCCAGATCTCCGCCAGATCTTCTGGGGTAACATATATTTTAGCAGGAATCCATTCCTGAGAGGATGGGCCAGAGGCTCCACCTACTGAGGAACCAGTCTTCTCCATTCTTCTCTTATTCGTGGAAGAATTGATTACTGTCCAGTTTCCCTCAGAATCCTGGCGTACACCATTGGACAGGATAGTTGACCACAGCTTATTGAAGTGGTCTCTAGCCATTAGTCATAGTCTGCTGTTGAAGCCAAGCCATGTAATTAAGAAATATAAATAGGCCTAGCATAAGGATGAGAAATGGCTTCACGCATTAGTCATTTCTTCAAGTGACTCCATTACACCCATGAGGTCATGTTCTGGAATATCATTAAAGTAATATTTATTTTCTTCGACTGTCCAGCCTTTCCAGCCATCTGGTTCTTCCCAGAATGCTGATGCAATCTCCATAGATTCTGGATCTTTCATAATTCTAGTCAATGAGTTATACATATTCACCTCTGCAAATAGGGCCTCTCTAAACCCAGTCCATTTAAATAAGATACTAATAAGTTTATCTATCATTACTCCACCGCTTTCTGAATAGGAATCATAGCGTTACATCTTTCACAATATTGATAGGTTGAGCCAGTAAATGGGCAAGTTCCTGCCATCTGCAGGATATGACCTTTAATCCTACACGCTATGGCCTTAATCATTTATCCCACTTTTCCCAATATGCAACGCCGTCTTTATCACGATCATTCCATTCTTCCCCGCTCATATCAATATCTTTTAGCATCTCTTCTATAGCTAATTTAAGACGCATTGATCGATCTCGATCTAAAGTCATGAGGTCTCTCTTTCTCGCCGCACTTTTCGCTTTCACTATGTGGTCTAATGACCAGTGAATTGTCTCCATATGTATGTAGTTATCTCTATGGTAGCATATACACCTACGAGTTGTAAACAGATATTGGCGAATATATTTACTAATGAATACCCGTCCGCTTTTCTTTCAATCTCTTCTAATATATCTAATCTGGCCATCTCAGTTCTCCGTCCTTGACAAAGACTAGGCCAAGAGAGTCTCCTGCATCTAATTCAAGATCGGATACTCCTAGTTGCGCCCATCCCCATCGTGGGAATAAGTTAATTAAACTAAACTTTTCTTTTACTATTATAGCCCAGTAAGCATTCTCTGCTGGCATATTTTTACAATCTTCTATCTCAGGGCCTGGAAGACCTTCTACACGGCATACTACGTCAAGGCCGTACCTATCTGTGCCTTCTACATTTATTCCGCCGTCCCTTAATATATCTATAGCGTAAGCTTTGTCTGCTGGGATACAGCTAATTACTTTTTTATCTTTATTTAAAGATGCATAATCAACATAAACATTTATACATTCTGAATCATTAGAGAGGCTAGTAAATCCTAATGCTCCTGCAATTATAATCAATGATAAAACAATTTTACTTTTCATGCTTTGGAACCCAGAGTTTCTCTTTATCTTTGTTGTGGTATCGTGCCATAACAAACAATAGGTCAGATAATCTATTTAGGTAAACTGGGATGTTGCGATTAATCTTAAAGTCATCATTGTGTTCATGTATCTCTATCGCCATCCAAACATCTCTTTCAGCCCGTCTAACAATAGTTCTAGCATTATGTAGAGACCCCGTAGGAAGCACAAATGAATTTAAAGGCTCTAGGTGTTCATTATAATCATCTATAACATTCTCTAGATATGTTACTCTATCTTGTGATATACTCATTGATTTTGATCCAGCCAAGTCTGCTCCAAGATCAAATAGGTCATTCTGAATTCTTTCAATTATGTCGTTGTAGTATTCCGTAGCCATTCCTATTGCAGAGTTGGCTTCATCTACTGAACCTATAGCTTGAATTATAGGACTAATCTTGCTTGTACGGACATTGTTGGCTAATGATGTTCCACCATCATCACCAGTCTTTGTATAGATTCTAGTTAAATGAATAGACATTAGAAGTCTTCGTCTTCTGACTCTTCGTCAAACGTATCGTAATCAATATCTTTTAGTTGACTGAGGCTGCTATATGTAACATATGCAATTGCTGCAAGCGCTAATCCAAGAGAAACAACTGTGATTGTTTTTTTATTCATTATTTTCCTTAATGTAAGGATCTAATCTATCCCAATACCCATTAGGATTTCCCTGATAAACTTGTCCAGTTTCTCTATCTACAAGTAGCCACTTTTCTGGCCTTTTTGTTTTTACTACAAGAGTAATTGAATTTTCAAATACTTTATACTGAGTCAAGTTTATTCCTCAAATGATGATTGTGTAGTTGAAGCTAGATTGTTGTACCTGCGCTTCCATGTTTCTGCTTTATCTTCAGCATCTAACCATAATGACTTAAAATTATCTCGTTCCTCATGAACTTGATCTTTAGATTGCTCTATTCCCATCCATCTGCCAATAGCAAATGAGAGTACTACAAAAAATACTTCTAACATGCCGCTCCAGGGTTTTGTCAATAGAATCATCTATTGTTCTGCTGTGTTCTTTATCACAGTTCCCGCACTCTTTACACATATTACTCCAATAAAGATCCCCACCAGCCCTTGGTAGGGCTTGGCGGGGAATATTATTTATACTTTCTTAGGCTTTGTTTTCTTCTGTCCAAGTATGGTTTCTCTACGAATACCATGTTTATTTGTGTCAATTTTAGTTGCTGGTCGTGGACCACTAAAACCAGATTTAAACTTGCCTTGAGATGGATTCTTTCTCGTTGCTTCTTGTGAAGTTACAGCACCTGACGGTGTGTTGTTTGGAGGAGTATCCATTCCTGTTCCATTATTCATTAATAAATCTTTCTCTTTGTTCTGGAGTTGCTGTCATATTTAATGTAAGACCTGCTTCTCCATCTCGTGCAACATTCAATATGCCTCCTGGAATATTATTAATTCCAGTTTCGCTTCCGAATGCTTCACATCCACATTCAATGCACACTATTACTTACCACCGTTGCCAAGACCTGAGCCATCTTGTGATGACTTGTCTGTTGCTGGGAAAGCTGATGCTGGATCTGCAGCATACTGTACGCCGTTCCATACTGATGCATCATTCACCTTTGGTGATGTAAATCCGTTTAAATCTTTTCCGTCTGCCATTTTGTTCTCCTATAGGTTTGTATTTAGATGGGTCTAGAATGCCATCTATATACCTATTATAGCATTTATCAGTTTTTGTATATCTGATGCCAACAGTCTTCGCAAATAGTAATATATTTGGTTTCTGTTGAAGTTAGGCGGGTTGCAGGGTTACTACAACCCGCCATTTCACAAGATTCTTCTAGAGTCATTATTTCTTTTTAGTAGTCTTTTTAGGGGCAGTCTTCTTAGCAGGAGCTGTTTTCTTAGCTGGTGCTGTCTTCTTCACTACCTTCTTTTTTGCGGCTGGCTTCTTTGCTGTTTTCTTCACAACAGTCACCTTTCTTTCAAATCGGGTGCCTTCTTGAACAAGGCTATCCCCGTCTTTATCCGCAGCATTGTAATTAAATCCTTTAACCTCTGCTGGGAATAACCATAGTTTTAATTTCTCGAACATCTATTTCCTATCTATTTTATAAGTAATATAATCTACCACTTGTTTAGGAGTCCACTCTTCTGGGAACTCAAAATTATTTATTTGATCTATTATTGATTTGGTGTACTTTCTTTGAAAGTATCCTTCTAATTCGTAGATCTCATCCTGTGCCATATCTTATTCTATCATTTATATGTCAATGGGGCAAGGTCTCCCCTGCCCCACGAACATAATTGATACTACTTCTTAAGTGTTACCTTAAGCTTAGGGAACTTAGCATTCCACTTTTTAGCAAGAGCATTGTACTCTGCAACATATGTTGCACGAGCAAGGTCTGCTGCTGCCTTGTCAACAATAGCCTTAGCCTTAAGAGCATCAAGTTCTGCCTTTACTGTTGCAAGGGCTGTCTTCTCTGCTGCTAGTGCTGCTTCTGCTGTTGCCTTAGCAGCATTTGCTGCTGCAAGTTGTGTTGTTAGTGCTGCTAGGTCTCCAGCCAAATCACGAACTGCAATGATCTTTACAGATGATGCAGATGGTGTGCTGAATCCTGTAACCGCTGCTGCCATGTCTGCTGATGCAGCATAGAAAACAATTGTTACTGGGCCTGTCGCTGGGGCAACAAACTTAACGTCTGCTGATCCAAAGTTTGTAAGGGTTGCTCCTGTTGTTACAGTTACTGTATCAAGAGTTGCACCGTTAGCAATTGCATTAAGAGTCTTTCCAGAAATTTTATTTCCGAATACGTCTTGTGCTGTTGCTGTTACTGTTACAGATGTTCCTGCTGGAGCAGAATCTACGCCAGTTACGGCAATCTTATCGATCAATGTAGATGTACCCTGTAGGAAGTATGTTACAGTTGTGCCCTGATTTGTAATAGATACAGAGCTTACTGCTGTCGTTTTAGTATATACATAAAACGTTGAAGTTGTACCTGTACCAACATTTTGTGTCCATGTTGCTGAACCTGAAGATGCTGTTACTGGTGCTGTAGATGTAGCAAATGCTGATACAACTACTGCGTTAGTTGCTGAAACAGTTACTGATGTACCTGTGTCAACTGTTACTACGAACTCAACTACATCTAGTGAGTCAACAGAGTTATCTGTTGGAACTGGAATTGTAATTGGTGAAGTTGCTGCTGTTCCAGCAGTTTGTGCTGTCCATGTAGGACTTGCTACCGTACCAGTATTCTTCTTAACAGAAGTTACTACCATCGGAGCAGCACTTGCAGGTGTTGCTAGTGTACCCATTGCAACGGCTGCAACCATTGCTAGAGCGATTTTTTTAAATGACTTCATTTAATTTATTCTCCTTAATTTATCCACCTCTAGATGAGCGTGGAATTCTAGTTTATGTACGAGTTCCGCCATTGAGACGGAGAGTGGTTATCCTCTATACTTTTTTTCATATCAATGTCTTCGTACATTCGAACAATGTGAGTACATGGATCTTGACCTTCGTCAAACTCCGCATATTCTTGTTCAGACATTGGTAGTCCATCGTGTGTATAACATACAGGAGGTCCGCACCAACCCTTTTCTATGCCGTATGCAATCCATTCATCAAATGTCATATCCATTCCGCCAGCTCTTTTAAAAGCATGTGTTTGGGCTTTGCGCCAATCACAGTATGGACTGGATTTCCATCCCTAAATAATACCATAGTTGGAATTGAATGTACAGAGTATTCTGCAGTTTTTACAGGATTCTCATCAATATTTAACTTACCAACTGGTAGACCCTTATCTTGAGAAATCTCATCTAGGATAGGAGAAACCTTTTTGCAAGGCCCACACCAGTCCGCCCAGAAATCAATCAATATAAGATTATTTTGATCTAATACTTCTTGAAAGCTTGAATCTGTTACTATCACTTTGCCTCCGCATGGGTTGGCCAGTAATAACTACATGAATCACAGCATGTATATCCTAATTCACGAAAGTCAGAGTAATCACTATAGAAGTAATATTTTTCTGGATCTTTCTCAAATAGGCGACCTTTATGTGTGTAATGAAGATTATTATCTCCAAGCCACCAAGGTTCGTCTGACTCTAGTAGCATGAAATGGTCTTGATATATTTCATCAAACTGAGCCCTTGTACTGTTTTTGTATCCACGAAGAATAATTTCTTTAATGATTGCTTCGTTATACATAAATAGCCAGTCTTCATGGCCATCCCACATTTTAACTGCTGGATGATTTTTCCATGCGCCAGAACTATATAGTCCAGCTAAAGACTTTAGTATTTGTAGGTTTTCTACGCTTTGCTTGATAAGACGCTTGCGATCTAAATGCTTTGCGGTCTCATCAAAGTCCGCCTCTGGTAAGAATGTTTGCATG